CCCATCGATGGATAAGGGTTTCCGTTCAAGGTTTTGACGATGCATCGAATGTATCGAAAAAACTTAGGGAAGGTTGGGATTTTGTAAAAGTCGAGACTGTTAAAGAAGAAATCGGCACTAACAAATATCCTTTCTATACCGAAGGTAAATATCAGGGACACATTGGGATTGGAGGCCTTGTGCTGGCAAGGATACCGGTTGAGATACTGGAGCAACGCGCTGCGTACTTTAAAAGACTTACGCAAGATAGAATGAACGCTGTTGATCAGGATCTTATGAAGGAACAGCATCCGGATATGCCAATCAATATTGAAAGGCAATCCAGAGTGACCTTTGGTGGTGGACGCAAAAAATAATTTTGCAATATCTACCTGGTCATTTGAAGAACAAACTGTTATAAGGAGAAATAACTATGGCAAACCAAGTAGAAAAGTTCGGTCTACGACCGTACAGGAAACTTGATGGTACACCCTTAGTTGGTGCTCAAAACAGATACATAGTAAAAGCAGGATATGCAACTCAAATATTCCAAGGGGATTTGGTTATTCCAACTTCAACTGGTAATATTGAAAGAGCTACTGCTAATACTAGTGCAGCTGTCGTGGGCGTTTTTAACGGATGTTTCTACAATGATCCAACTACACAAAAGCCAACATACTCAAATTACTACCCTGGTTCTATTACACCGACTCAAGGCTCAATTACAGCCTTCATCGTTGATGACCCAGATGCATGTTTTTTGATGGATGCCGATGCGGCTTTTGCAAGAGCAGATCTATATAGGAACTACTCTGTTTCAAATACAACAGGTGTAACACAAACAGGTATATCTAAGGTACAACTCGATGTGAGTGTATCTGGAATCGCAACTACTTTTGTAGTACAAGCGGTTGATATTTCGCAGGACCCAGAGAATGATTTATTGGGTGCAGCAAATGCTAATATACTTGTAAGAATAAATAATCACTTCTACAGAAGTGGTACAGGACTGGCTTAATATAAAGGATAAATAACTATGGCTATATCACGATCCCAACTAGTTAAAGAACTAGAGCCAGGTTTGAATGCTTTATTCGGCCTGGAATACAATCGTTACGAAAATCAAGACAAAGAAATTTTTGTAACAGAAACATCTGACAGAGCTTTCGAAGAGGAAGTAATGTTAAGCGGATTTGCTTCTGCACCAACAAAAACTGAAGGTGCATCAGTAGTGTTTGATCAAGCAGGTGAAACTTTCACAGCAAGATACAATCACGAAACAATCGCTTTAGCATTTGCTATCACTGAAGAAGCAATTGAAGATAACCTATACGACAGACTTGCAGCGAGATATACAAGAGCTCTTGCAAGATCGATGTCTAACACGAAGCAAGTAAAAGCAGCTACAGTGTTAAACCAAGCACAATTTACTGCTGTAACAGGTGGTGACGGAGTATCATTAATTAACTCTGCTCATCCTCTAGCTACAGGTAATACTTTCGCAAACGTGCTTGCTACTGCAGCAGACTTGAACGAAACTTCACTAGAACAAGGCTTAATCGATATCGCTGGTTTCGTAGACGAAAGAGGTTTAAGAATCGCAACTCAAGGTAGAAAAATGATAATTCCAAAAGAATTACAATTTACTGCTGAGAGATTGATGAAATCACCTCAAAGAGTCGGAACTGCAGATAATGATATCAATGCAATCGTTTCAATGGGAATGGTTCCATCAGGTTACGCTGTTAATAATTTTTTAACAGACCCTGATTCGTTCTATTTATTGACTGATGTCCCTAATGGATTAAAACATTTCGTTAGAGCACCAATCAAAACTGCCGTTGAAGGAGACTTTGATACTGGTAACGTTAGATTCAAAGCTAGAGAAAGATACAGCTACGGCTGGTCTGACCCTAGAGGAATATTTGGTAACGGAAATTTACCAACTAGCTAATACGTAAAGGTATTAACTTTACTAAAAAAGTACTTAAAAAGGGCGGTGTTTGCATCGCCCTTTTTTTTATGCTACTACCCCCCAATGATAATTGAAAAAGAACTTTACAAAAAAATTAAAAGAGATTATTTTTTTGTAACAGGAAAACTTAATATTGATTCTCAATATTATATTAATGAAATAGAAAGAGGAATAAAACTACCAGATAATTTAAGTTTTAAAACAAATATTTCTGGGGGAATGACTGATTGGAAATTTTTTATGGAAGATAATAATTTTAAAAAAATAATTGTAAATTTTTTAAATTATATTGATAAAAATTTTGAAACTATAGAGGGCTTTCAATTGGAAGATGCTTGGGGTTTTAAGATGGGATTTGGAGGGCGTACAAAAAATCATAACCATTCTCATTTTGTTTTTTCTGGAGTTATTTATTTAAATAGCCATAATCAATTATTAGAATTTGATGAAATTGGTGAATATGTTAAACCTGAACCTGGTCGTTTCACACTTTTTAGTTCTTTTTTAAAACATGGTTGTCAGCATAATCCAACTAATGATATAAAATATGGAATTAGTTTTAATGCTGGGCATAGAAACTTTCAGAAGTCGAAGTCATAGTATTCACATCTCTCTCTTTTTTGTGTATAATAAAGCTCTTAGAATAATAATTATGTAGACTGACTAAGCAGACGGTATAGAGACTACATAGTTTAATCGCTATACAAGGAGAAAAAATTATGGCAACAACTACATTTTCGGGACCGATAAAAGCGGGAACGATTTCAAACACAACTGGTACAACGGTTGGTAATAATATGAAAAATACCGGCCAAGTTGTAATGGCACAAAGTACAGCTCTTGACCTGTCAGACGGAGCATTCACAGCAACAGCAACAGCTATGATCATTCCAGCAAATTCACAAATAATTGATATTGTTTTTGATGTTATCACTGCAGCAAGTGGTA